AGTATAATATTAATATGTCTTATATTGATAAAAAAATTCAGGAAATTGTTAAAGAGATCATTGCCAAAGAGTTTGAAGAAGCAACTCGTCTTAAACAAGTTAAAGACGCCCAGGCCGAAGTTTCGATAGCCACTTAAGCGCTATCAAAAATCACACATTTTACACAGGGATACCTTGCGCTATACTCAAATTTGAGTTATAGAATTAGTAGTATACAATTATTTAATGAATCTAGACGAGTATACTCGACGGCCTAGAGACTAGATTCGCAAACTAGGAGGATTAATTATGGCAACAACTACATTTTCGGGCCCAATAAAAACGGGAACGATTAAACAAACGACTGGTACTACAGTTGGAACGGATATGAAAAATACCGGCCAAGTTGTAATGGCACAAACTACAGCTATTGATCTATCAGGCGGCGCAATTTCAGCGGACGCAACTGATATGATCATTCCAGCAAATTCACAACTCATTGATATCGTTTTTGATGTTATCACTGCAGCTAACACTAGTACTGATATTAGTGTTGGTCAGGTTGGCGGATCAGCAGTTCAATATGTAAATACTTACACAATTGGAACAACTGCGGGTAGACACTACCCAACAACTGACGCTGGCGGAGCTTCTGTTTGGGAAGATATTGGAACTAGTGATGTCAGAATGAATGTGTCTAACTCAGCGGGAACAACTGCTGGTGAAGTTAGATTGACTGTTCTGTATCAACAAAACATTAACTTAGGCTAATAAAATAATGTGAGCTCCTTCGGGAGCTCACAATAATTAGGAGAATAATATGAGCCCAACAGGCGTAAAACAGTTCTATACCGAAGCTAGTTCAAAGCTTTTTACTGTAACAGGTGGATCAGACGTAGCAGGTCCAGTTTGTTATTTGAAAGGTGTAACTATCAATCCAAGTGGTACAACTTGTCATGTGAGAATCTGGGAAGGTTCTGATGCAACTGGTACTAAAATCTATGAGCAGAAATTAGCGGACGAAGCTGTTTATCAAGAATATATATCAGCTAACGGAATTCGATCTGCATCTGGAATATATATTGAAATTGTAGCGGCAACGGCTTCTGTAGCAGTTATCTGGCAATAGGAGGATAGATGGCAACATCTGAAACAGTCGGTTTTAATTTATCGATTGAAGAATTAATTGAAGATGCATTTGAAAGATGCGGTGGTCAAGCCCGTGCGGGTTATGATCTTAAGAGCGCAAGACGTTCTTTAAATTTATTGTTAGCCGAATGGGGTAATCGAGGATTACACTATTGGGAAGTAACAAGTACCTCTATTAAATTAAATGAAGATCAGAATATTTATGATATTTATAGAAATGAAGATTCTAGAAATTCATCCACAGCTTATCCAGCAACTGTAGGCGATTCAGGGTCTTATCTTTATGGTGCTACTGATATTTTAGAAGTATCTTATAGAAATCAATTAACGTCTCCTACGGACGTATCAATGACTAAAATTAGTAGATCGGATTATCAATCCTTAGCCAATAAAGACAGTACAGGAACTCCATCACAATTTTTTGTTCAACGTTTATATCAAAAAGTTAGAATATTTCTTTATTTAACTCCAAGTTCTTCAACTAATAAATATTTAAACTTCTTTTATGTTAAAAGAATACAAGATGCTGGAGGGTACGATAAAAATCCAGATGCTCCTTATAGATTCTTACCTCCAATGACCGCAGGTTTAGCTTTTTATTTAAGTCAAAAGGTTGCACCTGATAGAACACAAGCTTTAAAATTATTATACGAAGATGAATTAGCAAGAGCTCTTGCTGAAGATGGATCTGCAACTAGCTCATATATCACTCCACAAGCCTATTATCCAACAACGAGTTAACTATGGGAAAATTTGCATCCGGAAAACATGCTATAGCAATTTCAGATAGAAGCGGATTAAGATTCCCTTATACTGAAATGGTTAAAGAATGGAATGGAATGTGGGTTCATTATAGTGAATATGAACCTAAGCAACCTCAATTGGAATTAGCCGTTATTGGTCCAGAAGCTATTGCTTTACAACATCCAAGACCTGAACAACGTTCAACGGTTAAAGTTCCAGCTATGCTTCCTGAAAATCCTTTCACAACATATAGTATTGGAACTTCTACTATTTTAGTTCACTCACCTAATCATGGAAGAAATACTGAAACCGTTGTAAGATTTAGAGGAAGCACTGATACTTCAACAAGTAGTGGTCCTTCAGGTTGGCCTATAACTCCAGCGAATGGAGCGCCAGCTTTTTCAGATTGTTTAGATTTTGATGGAATTACAGGAGCTAATATTTGTAAAACAGCAGGATATACTATTACTGTTGGAAGATTAACAGGAAATTCAACAACGTTAGCATCTGATATTACTTCAACAACCACTTCGGTTACCTTAACTAATGGAAGTGCGTTTAAAACTACAAGCAATAAGAGTCATCAAGTGGCTGTAATTGGTAGTGAATTAATTAGATATACAACCATAACAGACAATGTTTTGGGAGAAGTTTCTCCTCAGGCTACAGCTATTAATCCTAATGTCGTTACACGAGGAGCTTATGGAAGTACTAAAGCTGCTCATACAGCAGGGGCTTCTGTTATTAATCTGGTAGATTCTGATGATTGGTTTTATTTTACAGTTGATACAGATACTGCTACAGTAGGTAATATACAAGGAGGAGGTTTTCCAGTTTCAGCTGGGCCTGTTACAATTACACCATGACATACGACGAATTAGTTACAAAAGTTAGAGATTATACTGAAGTAGATTCAACTGTTTTTTCTACGACTATTGTTAATGGATTTATTAGTGATGCTGAATTTAGAATTTTAACTGACGTCGATCTTGACGTCTTTAGAAGAAATGATTATTCAACACTTACAGTAGGAAATGAATTTTTATCATTGCCTGTTGGTATTTTATTGATAAGATGGGTAGAGACCTATCCGGCTGCTGATCCTCAAACAAGAACACTTTTAATGCAAAAAGACTGTTCTTTTATTGATGAATATACAGGGACTAGAATTACTCAGGGAACCCCTAAATATTATGGGTGGTGGAATGAAACAAAATTGTTGTTGGGTCCTACTCCAAAGGTAGCCTTGAAAGTGGAAGTAGCTTATGTTAAAAGACCTAACACATCAGATGGAACTAAATTAGATTCATCTAACACGACTACGTATTTGAGTATGAATGCTCCAAATGCGCTTTTGTATGCTACTCTGGTTGAAGCATGCACTTTTCTTAAGGACCAGCAAATGTTACAAACCTATGAAGGTCGATATGCTCAAGCTCTTCAGGGCTTAGGTATCGAACAACAAGGAAGAAGAAGAAGGGACGAATACGTGGACGGGGAGATTAGACAAAAATTAAGATCTGTTCCACCGAGTCCATAATTATATAAGGAGCAAATATGGCAAATACAGTATGTACTAGTTTTAAAGAACAGCTCATGTCCGGTGAACAAAATTTATCGAGTGGCGGAGATTCATATAAATTAGCTTTGTACACAAGTTCATCTACTATTAATTCTGCAGCTACAACTATTTACACAACTTCGGATGAAGTTGCGGATAGTGGAACGTATGCAGCAGGAGGAGGAGCGTTGGCGAACCAAGAAGTGACTACGGATGGAACAACAGCGATCTGTAATTTTGATGATCTTGAGTTTACCAGTGCGACGATTAATGCACGTTATGCATTGATTTATCAAACGGGTACACCAACAAAAGCTGTTTGTATTTTAGACTTTAGTACAGACCAGATTTCAACAGCGGGAACGTTTAAGATTGATTTCCCAGCATCTGGTGCAAGTACGTCTATTATTCGAGTAGCGTAAGGAGATTTAAATGGCGTTTATACTTAACGATCGGGTTAAACAAACCTCGACGACAGTAGGCACTATCAGTATGGTAGTGGACGGAAGTCTTACGGGTTTCGTAACCTTTACCGCAGGAATTGGTGATACCAATTCTACTTACTATACTATTGTCGGAGAAGATGTTGCATCTGAATGGGAAGTAGGAATTGGTACTTATACCAGTAGTGGTACTTCTTTGTCTAGAGATACCGTAATTGGTAGTAGTAACGGTGGATCCAAAACTGATTTTTCAGCAGGAACTAAAGTAGTTTTCTGTACAATGCCAGCAGAGAAGATTGCTTATAAAGATAGTAGTGGAAATGCTGTTAACAGTGTTTCTTATAAACAAGAAGGAACGAATTTTACAGATAGTTTAATAGTAGGTCATAGTACAACAGGAAGTTTAACTAGCGCTCTAGCTAATACCTTTGTTGGAATTGATACTGGGGAAGATATTTCTCAAGGCGATCAGAATACTGCGATAGGTTCTTCTGCTCTGAAAAACATAACAAGTGGCGGATATAATACTGCCCTTGGTACAAGTTCATTAGGAGCAGTAACAACTCAAAATTACAACGTAGGTGTAGGTAGAACTTCATTAGCAAACGTAGAGGCTGATTATAATATAGGTATTGGAACTAATGCAGGAGATAATATTACTTCAGGTTCTGGAAATGTAATTATTGGACATTATGTTGATCCAGCATCTGCAACAGCAGATCATCAATTTAAAATTGGTGGTAATAATGGTTCATCAACTGTCACTTGGATTTCAGGAGACAGTTCTGGAAACATAACGGTTCCAGGAACAGTAACGGCTGATAGTCAGCAATTAGTAGGGGCAGGTTTTGCAATCGCCATGAGTATTGCATTATAATTAGGAGGAAAATATGGCACAAAATTTTCGCAGATATACAGAAAACAATGTTGGAACAGCTGCTGTTGATATTCCAGATGGGTCGGACTTTGATAGTTACGACACTCTTGTTGGAATTTCTTTATCTAATGTAGCCGCTTCCGCTATTAATGTAGATTGCTATATTAATGACGGAACTAACGATATCTATCTTGTAAAAGAAGCACCGATTCCGGTGGGTTCTGCTTTACAAGTTTTAGATGGCGGCGCTAAGGTAGTTGTTCAATCAGGAGATAGACTGTATGTCAAAAGCGATACTGCTTCATCTTTGGATGTATGGGTAAGTGCAGTTGACGCAATTAGTACATAAGGAAACACATGGCTTATATTGGTAACATTCCCGCTGAAAAATACATCAGCTTATCATCGCAAACTTTTACCACGATTGATGGAACAGGCTATACGTTAAGTTCTAGCGTAACTACTTCCGAAGACATTGCGCTTTTCTTAAATAACGTTCGTCAAAAACCGTCAACGTATACTGTGTCAGGCACAAGCTTGACCATGAGTACGGCAACGACAACTGATGATGAACTTTATTGTGTTTATTTAGGTAAAGCGGTAGGAACTATTAATCCTGCTGCAGGTTCTGTCGGCACTAGTCAAATTGCAGATGATGCAGTCACAACTGCTAAGATAGCTGATGACAATGTAACTACAGCTAAAATTTTAGATGCTAATGTAACAACAGCTAAAACAGATTTAATATCAACATCTAGTATAGCAGGGGTAACTTCAAAAGGAACTTCAGGAGATACAGATGGATATATTACATTAAACTGTTCTGAAAATACGCATGGAGTTAAAATTAAAAGTCCAACTCATGCTTCAGCACAATCTTATACTTTAACATTACCTGGTACAGCGCCAGCAGTAAACAAATTTATAGAAACGGATGGATCAGGAAATTTAAGTTTTTCTTCTGTTGATCTAGCCAATGACATTACAGGAAATTTACCAGTAGCTAATTTAAACTCAGGAACATCTGCTTCCGCTTCAACATTTTGGAGGGGTGATAATTCGTGGGCAGCACCCGCAGGTGGAGGCTGGGCATTTGTTGAATCAGTTACAGCAAGTGATGATGCAACAATTTCATTTTCAACTGCTTTTGTAGATGGTTACGATTATCAAGTAACAGCGACTAATCTATTTCCAGCTACAGAAAATTATTGGTTTCAGTCTCAATTTGGTACTGGTCCATCTACTTGGCTAACTTCTAATTATAGAGGTGCCGCTGTGTCTATTAGTAGTGGTGCTTCAGTTTCTGGTCGTGAAGCTGGTTCGGAAGTACCGATAAGTGCGGTTGAACCAGGGAACGCTGCAAATGAAGATGGATTGTTTACTATGTGGATAGCTCAACCTTACGCTAGTGTTTACACTCAATGTGAAGGAGTCACAGGTTTTTTTAATACATCTTCTGCAACTCAATCTGGTACATTTTTTGGATTACAACATTCAAGTACCTCAGTAACTCATGTCAAATTTTATTACTCAAGTGGCAACGTACGAGAAGGAATTTTTAAACTTTATAAGAGGGCAAACGCATAATGACTAGATATCATAGAAGAGGACAAAATAGAGTACCTTTTACAGCAGAAGAAGAAGCGGCTAGAGATGCTGAAGAACAAGCATTAAGAGATACTGAATTAGACAAAACACTTAATCAATTAAGAAAAGAGAGAAATCGACTTTTAACTGAATCAGATTGGGTAGTAGTTAAAGCCCAAGAAACAGATACCGCTCTTCCTGCTGAGTGGAAAACTTACAGACAGGAATTAAGAGATTTAACAAATGGACTTACAACAGTTGAACAAGTAAGAGCTATAATAGATGTAGAAAATTTTGGAGGATATCCAACAAAACCGTAAGAGAATAATATGGCACACAGTGATATAGTAACTAGAAGTATTTCGGATTCAGCAGTAACAACAGCAAAAATTGCTGATGATGCAGTTACATCTGATAAGTTAGCTGCTAGCGCATTATCTTATCCCACGATTAGTTCATTAACTCCAAGTGTTATAG